AATTTGTAATTCTAATATATCTTACATCACCATCATCAAACATTCCTGCAACATAACCAACTTTATTGGCTGTTACACCAACACTACTTAATGCTGATAAAAATCCTATTAATCCACATTCTGTTGTTGATGCGGTTACAACTCTTTTTACAACTTCATTAACACTGGAAATATCTAAAGATCTTTCTGATCCATAATCTATGTTGTTAAGAGTGATTGCTTCTTTGACTGTTACTGTTAATGTTGCCATAATTTAATTCCTTACGGTGTCTGTTGAGGAACGGGTATACGAGGTTCGCCATCTGTATAATCGTCTCTTCTTCTTCTACCTAATTGTTCTCCACCGAATTTTTGTGCTTCGGTTTGATATTTTTGTTCGTATAATTGTAGCATATCCGCTGGACCTTTTAAATAACTAAATGCTTCCACAAGACATGCATATAAAAGTCCATTACCAAAATTAAGACTTAAATAAGTTGTCGTATTTGCTGAACTCAATCCTGTTGGTCTAGCATTGTAATGTAATTTATACATAAAACCTGAACTTGGAGTAGGAACAATTGTTATTCTTCCTGAAGAAGAAGCTCCTGCTCCTGTTGCTCCCCCAGACATTGCATAATATTTTGGAGTTCCAGTAGTTGTTTCAGCTGCATCATATTCTCTAAGAAAACTAATATCTTTCTTAAGAAGAAAGCTATTGGTTCCTGTCGCAACTGATGTTGAAGTATAAACTTGAAGATCTCTGACAAATAAAGTTCCAGCAGGAGCATAAACATTATCTTTCGAAGCCGTTAAATTGCCTATCATTTCCTTTCGATCGGCATCAATGGGAATTTCTCTTTGTATTCTAAGTTCGGAGTTATCAATAAATTGATCGGTAATTGTACTTGAAAGTACAGAAGTTCCTACTTCTGTATAATTTTGAATTGCTGTTGTAAGTGTTGAATAAGTAAATCCTGCCATATTATGCCTCTAAAGTTGCCGGACCAGCCGAACAATTGTTGCCTCCTCCTGCGATTCCTCCAGATGTAGCAGTATTCGTATCTACAGTAAAGTGATAGTAGTCATTGGTATTCGTAATCGTGCCACTTGAATCTCGCGTACCAACGGTAATCGAGTAGCCAGCGGCTTTTGCTACATTAGATCCACTAATACCATCAAAGTCTGCTGGATCTTGATAAGCATCAGAATCAGAACTTGTCCAAATAGGACCTCTAAATCTAACGGTGTCACTTGTAGATCTTCCATGACTTTTTTCAAAAACATTTATAATACCGGATCCTGCTGCAATTGTTTCAAAAGGATTCGGTCCTAGTATTCCAACAACTGTTTTTTCAGTTCTTGCTGGTCTTGCATTCCTTAACCCATGTCCTTCTGCACCATAAGCTCTTGGTTGATCTTGAGGATGTCGCGCTTCAAATTCAGATTTATGAACAAAAGAACCATTCCATTCCCTAACCATTTCATTATAGGGAAATTCCATTCCACTTCGGTCTGAGATCGCTTTAGCGTATTTTCCTCTTGCAAATGCCATAATTATCCACTCGGGTAATAAGACTCCGGAGTTATATAAGTGCTCGTAGAAGATCCATCTTCTGACAAAGCTCTTTTTAATTCGTCTTCATATAATAATTTTAATTCTTGTACTCTTTGTGGTGCATATTTTTGAGCTAAATAAAAAGATAAACCTGACGCCATACAAGGAACAAAACGATAGGGCACATCGGTTGCATCTGTATAAGTTGCATCTGCATCTTGAATTCTTTTTACGAAGAAAATATGTAAATCTTTTGAAGCTGCAGTAGAATTTGCAGTTGGGTAAACTGTAACAGTAGTTTTATCTACAAATCTTTGAACCCAATATTGAGAAGGGGTTCCTTTAGATAATTTACTACCTAGTGCAGAATAAGTTGCTCTATCTATTTTAGTTAAAGCTGAATCAGATTGAGTTGTTTCAGTTCGACCTGTTCTATAAGTTGCTTCAAGAACATCTGCTATTCCATAAGTAGAAGTTCCACTTGTACCACCAACTGTTACTGAAGAAGTTCCATCTCCTGATGCTCTATAAAAAGTATATTCAGCTTGACCTTCAATGAGATCAATATTAGTGTCGCCTACTTCCCAGTAGTGCAAACCTCTATTGCCCCATTCTTGAAACATTACATTTAAAGAACGCCTTGCTGTTTTTAATTGATATCCCGAAACAGATTGTAAGCCAATTCGCTCGTAAGCTTCTTCGATAATTTCATCAACAGCAAATGTCTTGTCGAACGTTACTGTTCCGGAAGTAGTATTAGCCATATGCTACCTCCTTATGCCGGTGTTTTAATAAACTCTGCTACAACTGTGTACATGTTACCGTCATCCGCTTGACTCGGTATCACAACATTAATATCACCGTTTGTGTTAGCATCTGTGCTTGGTGGTAATCCACCAAATTCTCTAAAGTCCCAATAACCTGTTCCGACTAAACCAAGCAAAGGTCTATCTCCATCTGAATCTTCAAAATCTAAACGAGCGTGTGAGTCGCCGCCATCTCCAGAATCACATGCAAACCAAATTCTTTGCAAAGCTCCGAGTTGTGCAACACCTGCTACGGTACGTGCTGAAGAGTCAAAAAATACCGTTGTGCCTGTGCTACCGTCTGATTCTATAACTATTTTTATTACTACTCGTTTATCGTTTTCTTGTAGGACTTCTGGTCCTGTTACTGTATTTGCCATATTCCCTCCTTAATCAAGAATACTAGATGGGGCCGAAGCCCCATCCTAAAGTTTATTTATTATTCAAAAACGTGTCTACTTATTGCTGTGTAGTGTACGTTTATTGCTTCAGCTGCACCAGCACCTGCTTCAATTCCAATATATGGAATTAAATCAACATCGTTTTTCAATGCTGGACCTTTTTGAGTGTTCGCGTTTGTAGCTGAATAATTCGCAGCAATAGTTGCTTGCGTTGTTCCAGTTACTGAAGTTGAGCCATCAAAAGCCGTTATTGCAGTTGTTGTTGCACTGTATTGCACACCATTTACAAAAATAGATGGTTTTCTATCGCTATCAATCGAAATTTTGAAATGATACATTGTATCTGCCGCTACTGTAATACCTAAATTAGTTAGGTAGTCAGTACCATTAACAGACTGAATAAAATACCATGGTGCGTAGTTGTCAATTAATTGCCCATTCGTTGCGTCAGTTGCATAATAGAAATATGCTTGGTCCGCATCCGTTTGAGGCAATTGATCATTTGTCAATTTTAAACCAGCCCAAACTTTTTGGTTATCAGTTGCAGCTAAGTTAATTGAACATTCCCACTCAACCTGATTCTCAGTACCCCATAGAACTTTAGCCCAAGCTGATTGGTTAGTGTCCAAATGTGGTAACAGAATTGCTTGATCTTGATCAGCCGTTGCTGTTGTCATTAAGATTCCTGCTTGAGTTCCTGGATAAGTAGTCAAAGCAGTCGTGTAGTTAGTACCTAATGTTTCAAAGTCTTTGTTAACAATTGTGTATGCTGCTAGATCAGAAGCTGAATTCGCATCTGCGTCTATGATAGCAACCGCATTAAGACCTGGTTTTTTAGCAAAAGATTCATAAAGATAATATCTTCTTGCATCTCTCAACCCAAAACCTTGGGTTCTATTGTGAACTACACCCGTAGATGCAGTTTTACTAATTAGCTGTACATTATTCTCTGAACGAATAGGACCGCTAAATGTTGTGTTTGCCATGTTATAATCCTCCTAGATTATGCGAACGTAGTCTCTAGGTCGTCGCTATACTCGTCTACGTTCTTAATTTAATGTATAGTAATTTTTTATAGCGCAAATTTTGATTGAGCGCAAGGTATCTTGTAGTAAAAAGTTGATTTTTTGATAGCGCTTAAGTGGCTATCGAAACTTGGGCCTTGGCTTCGGCTATCTTAGTATTACGAGTAGCGTCTTCAAACTCTTTGGCAATGATCTCTTTAATAATATCCTGGATTTTTCTATTAATTTCAATCATCCTGATATTATGCTTCCCTTCCTTCAGGTGCTCCTGTTGCCACTCTAACTCCAAGGACTTCTTCGTAATGTATAGGTCTTCGGTCATTTATAACCTCCTCATAGGTTATCCATTTACCAGTTTTACTAGTAAATCCATCTTTTTCGAACTTTACCTCATTTTTTCCTAGTTTGTCAAGGATAGATTTTTCAATAGCTATAGCCGTATCTTCAGATTTAATCATGAAGTCAGCATAATAGCCACAATAACGGATTTGTATTCGGAAGTTTTTCATTGTGTATTTCTTACTTTTTCTCTTCGGACA